AAGATTCATATTCAAGAAGGCAACATATCAAAAGTTGAAAATTCAACTGTTTCTAGCGTTACCAAACAAGTACCGAGTTTAACATATGAAACGCTTACAGGTTCTGAAATAATTTATACGCCAGAAGATAATTCGTCTTGGGTAGTATACGATGTTCAATTTACATGTCACAGTCGAACTTCTAACCACGTAGCTATATTTTCTGTATTAACTTATGAAGATTCAGGTACAGAACATGCATTTGAGTACAGATTTACAGCCGACGGTTATAATGATGGTGGTTATCTTATTAGATATAAATTTCTAATACCTTCATATACAGGATCTAGAACTTGGAAACTTAAAACGCAGTATCATTACGGTGTTAATTGGTCTCAAGATTACCATGAAGATGAAGACGGGAATCAATATTTCCCTATTACAACAATTTATTCAATAATGTAAAATTATAATTTTTTTCATATAATCTTTATAACAAAGAAAGGATTAGTATGACAAAAACTCATTATCTCTATAGCGATAATATAGGCAAAGTAGAACTTGTTCAAAGTATGGGTGAAGATATAACTGTTGTAAATTCAGCAAGAGTGTCTTTTGGTGTTCAAAAAGATGATTTAGATGAAAAAGATAAGAAATTAATAAATTATCTTATTAAACATAGGCATACTTCTACTTTGGAACATAATATTGCAACTTTTAGAATTAAAGTGCCTCTCTTTGTAAGATCACAACATCATAGACATAGAACATGGTCTTATAATGAAATAAGTAGAAGATATACAGACTCTGATATTGAATTTTATTCGCCTCATAGTTTTAGAACTCAACATAAAAGCAACAGACAGGCTTCAAATATAGAAAGCACAATAAATCCAAACCTTTCTTTTGAAACATCAGATTGCTCAAAACCACTAGTTCTACCAGCTTCAGAAGCTATTGCTAGATATCATAAAGACTGCTTAAAGTTTTTTGATAATTTACTAGCTGCAGGTGTTTGCAGAGAACAAGCGAGAGGTGTATTGCCACAAAATCTTTATACAGAATACTATGCAACAGCAAACTTAAATAATATATTAAAGTTTATTGAACTTAGAACTCATGAAGGCGCACAGTGGGAAATACAAAAATTAGCTGAAGCTATGCTTAATATAATAAATGATATATGGCCTATAACAGTAGAAAGTTATATTAATAGATAGTCAAAGTAATATTTAGATAAATAAAAAAAGGATTTATATTATGAAAAAAAATCTTAAAATATTACTTGAAAGACACAGCGATTTACTTAATATGCTAGTTAGATGTAGAATAAAGATAGAAGAAAGAGAAGATCCTACTGTATTAGATATAATGACAGATATGAGAGCTCTTCCAGGTATAGTAACAGTTAGACAAACAATGCCAATATCAGAAGTCGTAACATCTTATGGTCATAGATTAATTGAATTAAACGTTTCTTATATACCTTCTTTTATTGACGATAAAGACAAGTTTATGTCTGTAGTCAAGTCTTTAAAAAGAATAGAGGGTGTTGATATGATTAAAGTAACAGAGCATGATACTGACTCTTTAAATAAAAGACTACAAAAGAGTCCGATAATAATTTAAAACGGAGAAAAAATGAAGCTACATGATACATCTATTGCACAAATTTCTAAAATTCTACAGATGGCAATTTTAACTGGAACTGATATTGTTGATCATTTAAGAATGGTCACGTTTGAAACTCAAGAAGACGGCATGCTTTATGTTGAAAAAGAGTATAAAAAAATATTTGATGAAAGTATTAGTAAAATGTTAAGTAATGTTCCAGAGAAAGATGAAGAAATTCAAGATGAACACTGATATGCTATCTGAAGTTTTCTCTAAAAGAGAAAGCTTTATGTATTTAATTAAAGAAAAGTTTCCTGATGCATATACAGACTGGCCTGTTGATATAAGCAAAAAAACAAGTCAAGCTGTAATTAGAGAAACTGCTCTTAAAGGTGTAGAAGAGATGTTTGAGGCTTTAGGTCACCTTAAAAACTGGAAACCTCATAGAGAAACAGATATTCCTGAGATAAATAGAGAAGAATTTTTAGAAGAAATTGTTGATGCATTTAATTACTTTTTCTCTCTTATGATTTTAATGGGCGTTGATGTTCAAGAATTTTACGAAGCATTTAACAATAAAGACAGTATAATTAGAAGGAGAATACAAAAAGGTTACTAGTTATGTTTATTTTTGAAGACTTAAATATTTATAAAAAACAATACTTTAGGTCTTACGATTATTTAAATAAAGCATGGGACATTATTGAAACAAAGTTAATATATTATATTGGAATGCTTAATAATATTAACGTATCAATAATAATAGACTCTTCAGGTATACACTTTACAGTGACTTCAAATTTTAAAACATATACTTCTACTGAAGAAATGTTTAAAATAATGCATTGCTTAAATTTGTGTGATTATTTCTATATAGAAATAGAGTTAAATATTATTACTAGTCATAAAGAGTTTTCTTATATAATAGAAAAAAATACATTTTATCATGGGAATAAAAAAAATGATGAAGGTGTAGTTGAATTTTATGCAAATTTCTGCTTTAATCTTACAGACTATTTAAAATTTAAAGAAATTGTTTTTTCTAATATAGTAAAAGAAATCCAGTTTGCCATAAATAGAAATATTTTCCATCTAGACTATGAAAATAATATTAAATCAAAAATAGATGCAGAACTTGAATGTTTAATAACTTCTTTATTTTTTAAAAAAGACTTAGAAAAATCTTTTAAATATTTAGAAAAAAACAAAATAATTAGTAAAGAAAGAAAAAATATATTACTTAGTTTAAAGGAATTAATAGATGAAAAATAGTATAGACTTAAAAAGTGTTTTTAACAAATTATTTGAAAGTAGCGAAGAAAAAAGTTTAAATTTAATGAATTTACACCAGCAAGCTTCTACAATGCTAGAAAAAGCTTCAAAGACGCCAACAAACTGGGCAAACATATTCCAGGCTATAGAACAATTTAGAAATGATCTACTTTCAGATGATAGACAAGATAGCACGGCAACAGAATCTCAAATGGCTTTAGTTCTTCCTTTGATAGCATACTTTGTTCTTGTTCTAGAAACAAATGTTCTTGCTTATCCTCAAGAAACTAAAATTTTTATAAATCTTATAAAAGATAACTTTACTAGTCAAAAACAAATTGATAAATTAGAAAGGTTTTTAAATATACTTCATCCATCAAAGGATTTTAAATAATTTAATCTTTAACGTGTAAAATTAGTCAATAAATATTATAATAAAAAGTAATATATAAAGGAGAAAATTTTGCCAATTAATAATAATTTAACACCTGTTAATCTTCCTATGGATCTTAAGTTTGGAGAAGATCCTTTAACAAACTATATTAACAATCTTGAATCACTTAACGTTGAAGTTATTGATGCACCAACTAGAGAGCAAGCACAAACAATTGCATGGCATATGACAAAAGCAACATGGGCTGACAGACCTTCAGAGACAAACTTTGAAAATGCTACACTAGAAGAGGCTTCTTTAAACTTGCAAGATGTTTTAAATTTTAGAGCACTACCAACACCTATGGAGTGCTTAGGGTTTACATTTAAAATTAGCGGTATTGATGTACAAACTGTAACACATCTTATTAGACATAGGGCAGGTTCATTCGCAGCACAATGTACAGGTGATAGAGACTTAAGACATGATAACGCATTAGTGCCCGAGTCAATAGAAAATTCAAGTGCTGACGAAACTGATTTTTATGATAGGTATATTAATATAGTAAGTCAAGCAAAAAAATTGTACTCTGATATGGTTGATAGTAAAAAAGTTTCTATGATGGACGCTAGAGTTATTTTGCCTAAGTGTATGGAAACTTTTTATATTGCAAGGTTTAATCTTAAAGACTTAATTGGTTTTATTAAGCAAAGACAAGATGTCCAAATTCAACCTGAAGTTGATAATATTTTGGCAACTAGAATTGCCAGACTTGTTGTAGAAAGAATTCCTGAAGTTGCAACTTGTCTAGATTTTACAAAGCCTGATATGCATTATGTTCGAACATTTAGAGTAGAACAACCTGATGGATCTTATACATCAAAAGGTACTAATCTTTATCATCCTGAACCTAAAAATGACTTATTTGAATATCACGAAAATGACACAATATATCAGTGCAGAAGAGAACAAATTAACGGCAACGTTTCAGGCGAAGAAAAGATATTTACAACAATGTGGAATGAAGACGTAAATTATATTAATAGTATTAAGGAGCAATTTTAATTATATGAAGGTTTATTTAGCTAGCGGTTGGTTTAATCCTGCACAAGCAGAAGAAATATCTATACTCGAGCAAATTTTTGACAATAGATCAGAATTTTTTGAGTTAGCTTCACCAAGAAGAATATTTATATGTCCTCCTAATGCGCCTAAAGAAGTTCAAGATGAAACTTTTGAAGGTAATTTATTTCACATTAAAACTTCTGACTTCTTATTAGTTAATACTAGAGACAAAGATATTGGTACAATATGGGAAGCCGGATACGCATATGCATTTAACAAACCTATTGTTTACTTCTGCGCTGGCTTACCAGAAGGAGCTAAGTTTAATTTAATGCTAGCTAGAAGTGGCATTAAAGTTTGCACTTCTTTTGAGCAATTAGAAGAATATTTAGACAGAACAATTAAAGATAGTAAATTACCTATAGAACCTTATGACAAATCAATTGAATAAATTTTGGTCATTTCAAGATACAAAAAACTATAGGCATATAAAAAAAGCATATATGCTTGGAAAGACTGACGTAGTTAGAACTTTTTATTTTAAAAAGTCTTTTTTGTTAGAAGTAAGTATAATGGGGGATATGCACTATGTTATTCCCATAAAGTATATTTCTAGAAATTTTCCCAATGGTCACTATTCAGGATTTTCTAGAAGTTCTAGTCAAAACGTAATTACTTTTTCTGATAGTGACATAAGAAAGGTGCTAAATTGAAATTAGAAAGACTTTATAAAAACTGGGCAGCTCATAACTTTATAGGACATCCTTTAATGCAAGCTTTTTATATTTTAAAAATGAACTCTGCAGCAAAGTTTGTTCATGATAATACTTTACCTAATATAGAAGAAAAACCAATACATGTTCCTTATGTAAAAAAGCATAGTGATATTAAAGAAGAATAAAACAAGCAGTGTCAGAAAAAATAAGAATAGGCGACTTAATTAAGTTTAACTATCTTTTTTCTAATGAAAATGATAAAATTGGTATTGTATATTCTATAAAAAAAGATTATAATTTTAGTCAAATAATAGAAATAGTATCTGACGATGAAATATTGCAATTACCATTTAGTTTAATTGATTATAAAATTTTAGAAAGAAAATAAATTGAGAATAGCTATAACAGGTGAAAAAGGATTTATTGCAAAAAATCTTGCAATTGAAATTAATAAACAAGGACATGAGTTTGTCTCGTTAGACAATTCAGTATACGCTAATAAATATATGGTTTATACAGAAAATAACGAAGTATGTGTATACAGTAATTCTATAGATGAATGGGTTGATCTTTTTGATAACTTAGACTTAGATGTAATTGTTCATAATGCAGCAGTCGTAGGAACAGATGTTGTGGCATTAAATACTGTCGAAGCTATCAATACAAATGTTTTAGGAACAAAAATAATAACTGAAGCTGCAAACATATCAGGTTTGCTCAACGTATATTTTGGAACAACAGTAATATACGATACTTATGCATATCAAGAATCAGACATTACTGAAACCAGTACAGTTTTTCCAAGGACAGATTATGCTATTCAAAAATATGCAGGTGAGATGATTGTAAGAAACAATGCTAAAGAATGGCTTGTAGCTCGACCTTTATTCGCTTATGGTGGAGAAGGAGACATGAATTCTTTAATCGCAAAGTCTTTGTTTGGTGTTAAAAATAATATTGAAAATATTGATATGTTTTTAAATCCAGAAAAAATTAAAGACTATATGCATGTAGAAGACTTTTGTGCTAATGTTTTAAGCTTAATAAATTCAAATGTAAGAAATGAAGACTTCAACATTACAGCCAGTAATCCTTTTAGTACATTAGAAATTATCAGTATGATTGAAGAAGCATCAAATTCCAGCTTAGAAAATGTTATTAAATGGCATCCAGAAACAGACTACCTTGGTAATCATAGACTAACAAATAAAAAGTTTATTGATTTTATGAAATACTCGCAGTCTAGAACACTTAAAGAAGGAATTAGACAGTCTTGGGAATCAATTAAAGATGCAAGCGACAGCTACAACCCTTTAGTTCATTTAAATCAAGCAAAAAGTCTAGATATAGACTTAAAACAAATTTTTCCTAAGTAACTTACTTAGGTTTATAGCTTTTTGTTTCGTATAATACTTATCTATAAAAGGAGAGTATTATGCCAAGAGTATCTAATTCTGTAACTTTAGTTTGCAATCATTGCAAGAAAGAGTATAAAAAACCTAAGTCCAGAGCAGAAAAGTCTAAGTTCTGCTCAAAAGCTTGTAAAGATGCAGCTTCAAAAAAGAAAGTTAAAAAAAATTGTTTAAGCTGCAATTCTGTTTTTGAGACTACAACTTCAAAGAAATATTGTACAAGAGCGTGCTATTTAAAAGAAAACAAGCTTAAAAGAATTGATTTAAAATGCAATTTTTGTGGTATAGGATATCAAAGGCCTATAGGACATGCTACAAAGTATTGCGGTAAAGTTTGTCAAAATAAAGCACAAAGTAGCGGTCTTCATGAAATACCTTCAAATGGAAGGTTAGGTTTTAGATATGATTTGCCTTCTAACTACTTTTTTAAGTCTTCTTTGGAAGCTGACTATGCTAGATGGTGTGAATTCACTAAAAAACCTTACGTCTATGAACATAAAACATTTACAGTTCAATACGAAGGTAGAGATAAACAATATACGCCAGACTTTTATCATCCAGACGAAGATAGATATGTAGAGTTAAAAGCAATACGTAGAGATAGGAAGTTTAATTCAAATTTGCTAGCAGCTGACTTGTTAAAAAGTGACGGCGTTAATATTGATGTCTTGCTGATGCATGAGTTTTATACCCAGATAAAACAAAGCAACCATTATTGGCTTATTGATAATATTGAAAACAAAAATTATAATGGCACTAGACATTTAATATATCTCAAAAAGCATTGACATGTTATAGTTACTATAGAATAGAAAGAAGTATATTTTTATTTAGATACTAGAAAGTTAAACATGACTTATATTAGATCGACATCTGCAAACAAACAAGAATATTTAGTAAATACAACAGACTTTACCAAGCAAGTAATAACTACATCCTTAGTTGAATACAGTGGTACAGAAATAGAATATACACCTTTTGAAAACGCTGAAAGCGTTGTTTATGAGGTTAACTTCACAGTTTCTTGGGATCCAGATCCGCAAGGATCGTATCTATGTACCAGAGTCCAGTATTCAACTGATGGTGGCTCAAGCTGGTCAACAATTAGTGGCACTAAAATATTTGAAGGCACATTTAGCAGTGTTCAAGAGAATGATTGGATGAATATAAATTATACTTTTATATTAGACTCATGGTCTGGCTCGAGAAAAATAAGACTAGCAGGTAGATCTTACTCCTCGTCTCAGGATTTTTCTATAGGAAGGCAATATTACGCGAATTACTCGGAGGGCGCTGCAGCACCTCCACACGTATCAATATATTCGGTGACACTATGACATATATGAATAAAAAGCAAGTTAATATCAAGAAGAATTCTTCGCCTGCAAAACAATCAATAAGTGATACTTATGTTGAGATAACTGGCTCTAGAGGTTCTATAAATACAGTAGATTCTAATAGCAAAATAGTATACAGGTTTGGATATAACATACAAATAGATGGAACTACAGGCACAAAATGGTTTTTGCATATAAAGCTTCAAAAAAGTACAGATAGCTTCTCGAGCAATATTACTGATGTAGAGGGTGCTAATTACAACGTATCCTCAGATCAGACAACAGCTACTGATCATCTTTATAGATATAACACAGCGTTTTTTGTAATTAATGGACTTGATGGAGATCATGAGTTAAGACTAGTATGCAGAGCTTATTCTAGCTCTCTAGAACCACAATTACATCAATCTGATTATTTTGATGGTATAGCAGAGACAAACTATACTGACACTTCTTTAATTATTTTCGAGGTATAAAATGACTTATATAAATACACGTTGGGGAAAAAACACGCAAGCAGTAACAACAGAAAACACTTCAGTTCAAACCACATCTACTAGTTCAAACTCATGGGTAACTATTAATGGATCAGAAATATCTTATACTCCCGATTCAGGCGCAAGCAATGTAATATATGAAATAGGGTTTTATGTAGAAGCCTTAAACAAGGCTTGTTTCCAGAACATTGTATTAGAACATAATACAGGTAGTTGGTCTGCAATAGATGTTAAGTATGGGAGAAATTTTGGCTCGAGCCCTGCTGGATCATACTTAAGAGATTATTTGTATTATAGATTTATAGTTCCTTCTTGGTCAGGATCTAGAGGCTTAAGACTAAGATCAGCTTCTCATATAGCTAATTATGCTGCTAACTACCACGCAATTACAGACTGGGATGGCAGTGGAAGTATTTCTAACAGATTTTGCAATACAAGTTTGTTAGTATACTCTGTTTAATAATATTTAGTTTTAAATGAAATAGAAAGCTACAAATGAGTTATTTGATAAACACA